GTTCGGGACGATAAGCAATCAGCATTGTTCAAGAAAAACAATTGCTAATAGCTTAACGCCCCTCTTCTTGATTAACTATCCTCAGGCAGAGGCCTGCACGTAGATCATGCTCTTGGGATAGTACAGAGCAACGCCACCGACGCGGGCATGAGCAGGAACGATGAATTCCAGACCACGCTGCTGAGGCGGGAACAGCTCAAGAGGTTGAGGAATGTGCAGTTGCACTTTCTCAGGATCGCGCTTGTACACAACCATACGGTCAGTATTCAGCACGCTGTTGTCGGCTTCCAACTGGTTGATGGGCTCAACGTTACGGATGTAGGGGTTGGTACGCAGGAAATATTCCAGCACAGTCACGTCCGAAGAATCGGAGTTGCGAGTGGTGCTGATTTTGTTGTAATCCGCGTAGGACAGCAGAATGGTATCGGGCTGTTCCTTCATCTTGGAGCCGTTGATAATGGCAGTCACGCCATAGTTCAGCAGCTCAAGCATTTCCTGGGCAGTGGTGCCAGTAGTGGTGAACCACTTATCGGCAGCAACCACGTCCACGGTGGAGTTGTTGAAGAAACCAGCGAGGCCCACAGAGCTTTCACCGAAGAAAGCAAGGCTTTCCACTTTCTCTTCATAGGCACGACGCACAGCAGCAGCACGACGCTGCTCTAGGGCGATATTGGCCATTTGAGCAGCACGCAGTTCCTGCACGGTATAGCCAAAGCTGCCACCGAAGGAACGAATGTTGATGCTCTTCTCCACTTGGCTGATGTCAGCACGGGGCAGATCATCAGCAGCGTCCGCAATCAGACGGAACTCACCAGTGGAGTCCATGATGCGATAGGTGAAGGTCTGGGCGCCAGGACCAGCTTCAGCAGTGACGGGCAGAACAGTGGGATATTTAATATCCGCATACTGCACTTCAAAAACTTGGGGGCGAATGTACTCAAGCTGACGCTCAAGGAACAGCCCCGCATCATCCATACGGAATTCAGACATTGTTAAGAGCCTCCTATCAAGAATCAGCAGAGAGGGTGAAGCTCGGACCATTCAGCTCCAGAACAGCGAGGCCGCTGCCAGTGGTGGAGGTGAGGAAACGAGCGTTAGCGAGGCGCACAGTTTTGCCCGATGCAAAAGCATGGGAGAACTGACCAGCCTTGCCAGTGCCACTAGCGGAATACAGCACACGCACGGGCGATGCGGGAGTAACAGCGCCGGTCACGTAGACGGCCACTGCACCTTCGTTAGCCACGTTCATGGCTTGCTTATCCTTCACACCAGGACGGCTGTTGCTGTCGAGGGCGGTTTCATCAACGTAGGTGAGGACGTTGACGCCCAGCACAGTGTCAGAAGCGCCAGAAATGGTAGTGGCGGAATTGGCGATGGTACCAGCAGTGTTGTACACAGCCAGATTGCCGAAGGGAACAACAGCGCCAGTCTCGTTGACGTAGGTGCCGATGGTGTTGTCGCGGATGTCAGACAGTTGACCTTCCAGCAGTGCAGCATGCGCGAGGCTGTAAGCCTGTTGCACGCCACCAGCGGAGGCGGTGCCCGAAGCAGAGAAAGTTACGGCCATAATTACTTAGCCTCCTTGGAGATGGAAAGGGGCTTCTTCCAAGCATTCTGCAGCATGTCCATGTAGGACGAAGGAGCAGAAACGGGAGAAGCAATGGAAGCTACGGCTTTGCGCAGCTCATCAGTGGTGGCAGAATCTTTGCGACCCTCAGCGAGAGTGTCAAACATTGCTTGCACGTAGTCGTCGCTCTTCTCAGAAAGATCAAGCTCGTCACCACGCACTGCTTTGATGGAATCAACCATCACTTCGCGGGCAGTTTTGCCAGCGAAAGCATAAGCTGCATCAAGAACAGGCTTAGCCTTCTCGATGAGAGCAACACGCTCTTCCACCATGGAATCAAGATTGATTTCCTTGGCAGCAGCGAGTTCAGCGGAAAGCTCTTCCACTTGTTCAGCCAGAGCATCAGCGCGACCCTCAGCGGAATCACACTTGCCCTTCATTTCTTTTTCCATGGCGTCCATTTCGGACTTAAGCTTTTCAGCTTGTGCCATGGCATCTTCATATTGACGCTTCATATCGGCGTAGCTACCTTTCGCGTCTTCACGCTCGGCAGCGATAGCAGCAGCAAGAGCTGCATCAGCCTCATACGAAACGCCGTCAAACGCAATGTTGGCGGTCATTTTTACTCCTGTAGAGGATAGAAGGTCTTCGACAGCGGCATCCGCTGAATCAAGCATGAGACGCACTTGCGCCCCACCTCTAGCCCTGTTGACAATAGCAACGTGATTGCCACGAATGTTCCGCTGAATGCCATCGTAATGTTGGCCATCAGAAGTAATTCCTGGTTCGGGGCTATAGTCCACCCTGTAGCCGCACGATACTTCACGCACGTCTCCGCGCATGATTGAGTCGATTGTCTCTTTGTCCGTGACAGTCAGAGTGCTTTCAACAAAGCCATCGGAGTAGGAGACGTCCGCGCTGGTAAAACCAACTGCGTAGTCTTTTGTGTTCAATGCGTCAAGAAGCACCGGAGGATGCTCTTTTGTGACACATTTTTCCCGAAAACTATCTAGCGCCTCAATGGCGGCTACTTCCTCTTCGGGCCTGTACTCCAAGCGGACGCCTCCGTTCGCATCCGTATAAGACTGAATACCAGTGCGTGCTATCCGCGCTTTGACACGCAAATAGCCCTCATCCGTGAACGTGTAGTTCTGGATGGTGGAAACGTCGTAGCGGAAGCCGTTTAAGGTGTCCATATATTAACTTTACCAACAAACATCGTTTATGATTTGTACAGTTATTCAGGACTGACTATGGAGAGGCGCTGGCATTACGTCTACTACTCGTACGAGGAGTGGGGCCGAGGCTATATTGGCAAGCGCTCATCCAAGGTTCCGCCAAGCCAAGATCCATACATGGGCAGCTTTAAGGACAAGACTTTTAAGCCTACAAATAAAATTGTTCTCGGTGTTTTTGATACGGCAGAAGAGGCGTTAAGACACGAAGTAATACTTCATGATTTTTACGAAGTAGGCAAAAATCCGCATTTTGCAAATCAAGCCAAGCAGACTTCATCTCGCTTTTGCTGGCATGGTGATTTGACAAAAGTGCTTACGCCAGCCGAAGAGCAGCAGCGCCGTTCAAAAATCTCGAAGAGTCAAAGGGCTGGATCGAAAGGTTTCTTCTATAAGCTTGTGTCCCCCAGTGGCAGTATTCATGTGACAATCAATTTAAGGCAATTTTGCAGAGACCATAAATTAACGCATCAAAATATAGACAAAGTTGCAAAAGGTGAACGCCGCCACCACAAGGGGTGGACGGCTAAACGGATGGAGCTAAAACGATGATGCTGCTCAAGAAAAGTGATGTGGATGTGCTTAAGATGCCTCATCAGCAAGCTCGTCTCCTGATTGCTTCTCGCATTAAAGAAGCCCGCCTTAATAGCGGGCTTTCTCAGAAAGACGTAGCTCAAGCTTTGCATACAAGTCAAAGCTCTTATTCACGAATGGAACGCGCTGAACTGGCTCCGGATTGCGTGCAAATTCGCACTCTCAGTGGTCTCTATGGAATAAGCGTATTGTGGCTGATGGGCTATCCCTCGTTCATTCTCAACACGCGAAGGGATTAATCCTCGTCCTCGTCATCATCACGAAGGTCGCGAAGTTGATCTTCAATGCCCTCCATAATGTATGACTTCGCCATTGCCTCAATTTCAAACGTAAGAAACTTAGTCGGATCGAAATGAGGGTCGGGCTTTTCGTAGACGCTCATCACATAGATGTGAGTTTCATCGAGACGACCATTCTTGAAGCATTGCTTCTCCACTAGTTCCCATCGCGAAGTATTGCGGTGTTCGTTAGCAGAAAGAATGGCCAAAGCCTGCATCACGCCAATACCTTCATCTTCTTGTTCGATGACGCGTACGTATTCGCTCATTGGCCTGTATTACGACTTTCTACCATCTTAATGATGCGTTTAGCCCATGCCCTCCCGGCATCTCCTCCCCATAGCAGCCAAGCAATATATCCAGCATCGTTCTCTCCACCGCTTTTATTCTTCTCATGCCGAGAGAAGAATGCAGACATACGCTTGATTGTGGCATAGCTAATCTTGCTGCCACCAGCCAAATCACCAGCCCTGGCAACGCCGCTACCAATACCTTGTTTGCCTGCCTCCTGCGTTGTTAAGCCGCCCTTGCCGTGCTTCTTGCGCAGTTCCAACCCTCGACGGGCAGCACTTCGCACGGCGGCGGGAGGGGAGAAACTCTCAGCATCTCCCCTCAGCGCTTTTTTCCGCAGCTCCCATCCATTTCCTCTTCTTCTTCCTCTTCGCCAATCATCTCCTTAAAGAAGCCCATATAGTATTCGTCGCTCATGTCTTCTTTTGGCTTGCGCGTCATGCCAGCTTCAGACAAGGCAATTGCTAGTGCTTGCTTCGGACTCTTCACGGCTTCGCCACTGCTGCTCTTCAGCTTGCCGCTTTTGTATTCGCGCATCACCTTGGCAATTTTTGCCTGCTTTTCCTTCTTGGTCATAGCGCTAAATGCTTTCCTTAAGCATAATCAATGGATGAATCCTATCGGAGCAGTGGCAATGTTCATGCCAGGGAAAAGCTTGTCACGATACAAAACCATGCCAGTGATGAGACGCTCGGCAATAAAGGCCAACGCTCGCTTGTCATAGCCTCCAATACGAAGAAACTGCTCTTCGTGCTTATGCCAAATGGGAGCAAGCGCGACAAACAGAGCGCTCATGAATTGCTTGTATTGCACGTTGCCTCCTCGTGCCATATTGCAGCCAATAAAGCTATTTTGCTTCCAAATGGCATCAATTTCTTCGCGAGAGAAAATCCAACTCCCGGAATCGGCAAGTTCTCTAGTGATGACAGGAGCGTCAAAAGCTGAATGTCCACCATAAAACTGCTGCTCCAGCGTGCAATTGAACAGTGCAGGCTCGGGAAAATACAACGTATTTTCGTCGTACCATTGATCATTTGGCTCTAGCCAATTACGCCTGTATTGCGCATTGCCAATGTTTTTCTCATTCGCATTGAGAATCATCCAAGAAATACAAGACAGCTCTCCCCATCGGCTATTAAGCCGCGAAAGGGAAGCATTCTCATCATCAAACACATAGCCCTGTAAGCGGAGCGCTTCACGCTCCTCGCTCGACAAAGTATATGCTCCTCCCATAATGGGAACAATGGAAGAGCGGGCTTCATAGCGCACTTTCTCACCAGGAATGCACACGGCATAGATGGTGCAATCAGACGGCTGCATACACTTTCCTCGCGGACCAAAGCTCGTTGTAATTGTTCACACCTTTAGCGCCAAGACCAGTCAAGTCCCCGCCTCCTGCAGGCTTGCTCCAAGCCATGATCGTACCATCAGGCAAGACAAACCCTCTGTTCTTTTGACCATACGTGGGAGTGAGTTCCAGATAGTCGCCATAGACAAAATTGGCTTGACTTCCGTTAATAGCAAGCGCCTTGCCCAACAATGTTGGACCAGTGGGGCACAGTGGCGTGATGCCATAGTATTGCTCTTTGCAATTTGCCACAATCATTTCAATGGCAGTCTGCAAAGCTTGGTTATCAGGCTTGGAATAGAGCACAGTCGTAGCACACGCCCAACTGGTATAACTAAAGCGTTGAATATCGCGAAAGGCCAAGAATTCAATGCGGTCGCCAAGATCCACTGCATTAAAAGCCCTCACGCCAACATCAAAATACCAGCCACCAAGTTTGTTTAACAAGCAAAACCGCCCAAGATCTGCTTTGTAAGAAAATGGCACCAAGCAATCATATGCCCACACCACTTCTTCACCATAGTTCTCTGCAATAAAAGCACGCAGTGAAGCATCGCTGTAAATGACATGCTCCGCACTAGGGAAGCACGCATCAATGGTGCCAGTGGCGTGCTTAAGAAATGGGCTCAGCTCTTCCGTTGGATCAGTGGAAAGAAAGATTTGTGAAATCTGCATGGCGATCAGGCGATTTTTGCGGGAGTGCCAAAGCCTTTAAATTCAGGCTCCGCAGGCTTGACAGCTAGTGTTTCATTCACTGCATCCTTGAGCTGCTGCTGAATATAGGGCCAAGTAAAGGGCTCTTCGTGGAGACGGTTATAGCACCATTGACCATGCTGCTTCAAAATGTCGCGATTCTCATAGTAATAAGTGAGGATATCGGCGGCGCACTCAGGGTCTGGCAATAATCGCTCAAGCCCATAGTTTCTGTCGGTTTCACTGGCATTGCATTCAATGCGAGGCATCTCATCAAAGATTTCAGCCAAGCTCGTATGATCAGGAACCACTTGCGCCACACCAGTGGCACCATGCTCTGAGTTGACCAAGCCCCATCCTTCGCCAATGCAAGTGTTAATGCCAATATCAGCAGCGTTATACACTTGATTGAGTTGTTCAATGGGGAGGCAATTGCCCACTGAATAGTGCGGGCTTGTCAAAATAAGCTTGCCAGTGGCATCAAACCCTTCGTCACGTGCCACTCGCTTGAAGAGATCAATGATTGGCCAGCCAAGATCTTTTGCTCCCATGTTCAACCAAAGGCGAGCATCATCTTTGTCCTTGGCAAACTTGATAAAGGCTTTAATCGTCAGGTCAATGCGCTTTCTGGGTTGATTTCTGTTTCCGTTAAAGACAACAAACACATCGTCCGGTACTCCCAAGATCTTTCGACACTCCTTCTTGTCCATCGGGAAGAATTTGGTGAAGTCAGTGCCGTGACCGATAATGCGAATGGGCTTTGTATAACCCATGATCTCTAGTTCTTTTTTAGCAAATTTGGTGTAAGTGGCCAAGCCGTCCCATTCCATCATTGGGGGAGTGAGATTTGGGAACAATCCATACGAATCAATAGGAGTGTACACAAACCATTTGAAGCCAAGCTTCTCCCTAAGTGGCTTGGCATTTTCCCATAGACTCAATGCAATCCAGATGTCGTTTGTAATCCATACCAGATCCGGCTTTATTGCTTGAATTACGCTCGCAATACGATGAGACCCAAAAGGATCATTCCCATGCGCCATTGCTGGATACATTTTGCAATGCTGCTGCATAGGAGAAGGGTCTCCGTGCCAGTTGGTGCATAACGCATGTACTTCATATTCCTCCGCGAGCGCTGGAATTAGGTATTCGGCAACTCGCCCAAATCCCGTTTGTACTCCGACATCACCTGCGTAGAGAATCTTTTTCATAGGAATCACAAGACTCCCGCAATCTTAGTCCGTTTTTTCTTTGTAGTAAAAAGCCAGGTCTTGATCGCATCTAACAGCCTTCAATAATGCGTCCATAGCGGCTTCTCTGCTTGGAAATCTACCAAGTCTTTTACTGCGAATATATGCCCTCCAAGGATTTTTGATTGACGAAGGATCGAAAGAGACTCCCCTTGCACCACTCGTGTTGTCCGATCTCATCTTGACGTTTAACGTGTTCTGCTGCCTAGTGCATGCTCTTAAGTTGCAAGGGCGATTATCAGACGGGTTTCCATTTTTATGGTCTATTTCAAGGTCGCCAGGATCCATCCCATTTGACAGAGCCCAAACGATTCGATGAATACCATAGCTATGCCCATCGATACTCACCACTCTGTAGCCCTTGTTCCATCGTCCTGCCACTTGACCTGGACGCACCCTGTTACTGGTGGGTCTTTTCCAGATCAAGATTCCATCTTTTCTCAACGCAAGAAGATGTCGAATCCGACAAAGCGGAGGAAGTGGTTTACAGTGCAGCATCGGCTCATTCTGGGTGAGTTGATCGCGGACTAGGAGCGGCAAACTCGCTAGTCCACCTCATTGTAACGCATGACACGCAGCGCAATAATGGCACTTCCAGAAGGCTCAATTCGCTTTTGTATTAGTACGTGCAAGAAGTTTGCTCCACATACTATTCCCGTGATAATTCCCAGCTTGCTTGCTGCTGGACTAAAGCCAGAGGAGATTTTGATTGTCAATGGTGGGCAAACCGTCAGGGCTTTCACCAGCTACAAAGACGTGCCAATGCTGCTGACGCAGCAAAATTCCTTTGAATACACGCCGCTCATTGAGATTGTTGAGCATTCAATGGAGAGTCCCTATTGGTTTCTCCTGCACGACACTTGCATTGCAGGCCCCACGTTTAGACAGCTCGCTTACGAACCGCCAGTGGAGGTGCCAGAGAAAGTGGCAATGAAGCACACGCCTTCCATGAGCATCGGCCTTTACCGCTACGACTACCTTATGCGCCACAAGGAGCGTTTGATGGCCATCAAAAACTTGGATAGCTCGCCAGAAGCTCTGCAGCAATGGAAGCAATGGGGAGTGCCAAACGAGGACTACATGCTTTGGAAGCTCCAGGACGTGCCTTGCCACATCTATCATCCAGACAAGCATGGCCCGGACGAATGGAACTATCAAGGGCACGCAGATCCCTATGGCACTGGTATGCAGCGTCGTATCGAATACTTCCCTCAGCTAGAACTGGCCAAAGCCAAAAGCAATTGGCAAGGCGTACAGCCCCACCTTTGTATTGACATCTGATGAAGCGCATTGCAATTATTGGTGGCGGCTGGGTGGGATGCCATTTGGCAATGGCTTTTCGCGATGAGGCGGAGGTGACGCTATACGAAAAGAACCATACGCTCATTTCAGAAGCGTCTTTCATCAACCAAAATCGGCTGCACTACGGCTACCACTACGCCAGGAATGCCGCCACTCGTCGATTGTGCGCTACCACTTTTGTGCGCTTCATGGAGGATTATGGCGATCTCGTTCATGATGTAGAGAATAATTACTACGCAGTGTCGGAAGATGAAAGTCTTCTTGATGCTGAAACCATTTCAATTATTTTCGGGACTGGTCCGC